GTCGTGGGAGCCACCCACAGAAAGGAGTGCTTAGTATGGCACGCAAGAGCAATTCCCTGAACCCCGCCATGTACGGCCTGACACAGCAGGACGTGGATCGTGTGATCCGCATCCACACCATGTGCAAGGACATGGACGAGGACGCATTCGAGCAGATGGAGACCGCTGCGGCGTCCATCAATCTGGTGGCCAGCCTGAAGAAGCTGGACAACCGCCCCGTGGCATGAAAGGAGAAACCACATGACAGACATCACCATAATCAACAAGGAGGTGAAGAAGATGAAGGACAGCAAAAAGCCCGGCTGGAAAGAACGGCTTTCCAACTGGACAACGGCAGAGTTGATGAGGCTTGCACTTTTCTTCCAGTGCATCGCACTGGTTTTTCAAATTGCCGCACTCATCCTAACAATTGTAAGATTAGCGTTATGAGCGCAGCCAAAAAGGACGCACCGCCAAAAAACGCGGCCGCAAGGGAAACCTTATAGCTTTTGAGAGCGAGCTCTCTATTCTTCTTGTTTTCCTCGGTTTGCTCTTTTTGGTCAGCTTCCATCATCTCTAACATTTTGCGAATATCTTCCGCGGAACCAAGTTGGGCGTTTGCCAATTTTTCCTTGCGAGCAATCGAATTTTGTATCATTCGATTTTCTTGCTCTTGTTGTTCCGCAAACTGCCTCATGACATCATGAACCTGCCAGGCACTGTTAAGATTATCGTAAAGACCCATACAACACGCCTCCCTTCCTCTTAAGTATACCGCAGAAGGGAGCCACCAACAAGGAGGTACACACTATGAACCGACTGACGAACCCCCGGTGCAGCGGCATCAAAGAGGGCTACTGGAGCCCAGCCAAGAAAGAAGAGCTTGTGCAGCGGCTGGCAGCTTATGAAAACACCGGCTGTACGCCGGAAGATATCCGAGAGTTGAAAGAATTCAAGAGCCGGCACGATGACCGGTTCCAGACTTTCAGCCCGGACTAAAAAGAGGAGACACACAGCCATGGAACGTTACATGATTTTGCTCAAACCCGGCGGGGAGGAGCTGATCGGCTTTTCCCTGCCGGTGTGCCAGACCTTGGCCGAGTTCTGGGCGCTGGAACTGGAAGCGTGAACGGCCACAACAAGCGCTGGGCAGAACAGCGCTGGGACAAACGCCAGCCGGAGCGGCTGGAACACATCTGCAAAAAGAAGGAGGATGAAAGCCATGAGAAAGCCAAGAAGCCCTTACCTGAAGCTGGCCCGCCTCATCGAGGACGAAGGGTTTGAACACCGGGAGTTCGCCAAGCTGGTCGGCATGGGTGAAAGCACCCTGTCCACCCGCCTGAACCCGAAGCCGGAGCAAAAGAACAATGAGTGGCGCCATTACGAAATCACCGCCATTTGCAGGGAGCTGCACATTCCACAGGAACAGATCGGAGAGTATTTCTTCCCGAAAGTCGAGAAAGGAGCATAAACATGAAGGCAAAACTTTACATCGACAGTGAGGACTCGACCATCAAGGTCGAAGGTGGTCCCAGCGACGTGCTGCATCTTCTGGTGTGCGCAATCGCCCAGATTCTGAAGAGCTATTTCCCGGACGATTTTGAGCGGCAGATGGGCTGGGTGTCTGGACTGCTCTACAACACGATCCGCGGGCTGAAAGAGGAGGACGACGATGAAGATTAAATCCACCTTTTTGCAGGTGCTGGCAGCCGCCAGTCTGGGCGCAGGCCTGCTGTATGCTATGGGCATCGAGGGCGGGGCCCAGCTGGGCGGCACGATCACCGACGGCGAGTTCACCACCGCCATGGTGCTCATTCTGGCAGCCCTTGCCCTGATGCGCATCAGCTTTGCCGTGCAGGACGCCGAGAAGAAAGCCGGCAAGAAGGTCCACAAGGAGCCCCAGAACACCGTCAAGGGCAAGCGGAAGGTGGGGTAACCCCCATGCCTGACCTTGTCAACAATGCCTTTTGGTATACGGTCTGGGACGCCAAGAGCGGTGACCTGATTGCCAGCGGCACGGCTGCCATGTGCGCCCGGCGGCTGGGCTACGCCAGCGCCAACAGTTTTGCCGCTTCCGTCTGCCACTGGCTCAAGGACGGCAGGCAGCACGTCAAGCACATCTACCAGCGGGAGCTCATCCCGCGCAGCGAGGTGGACAGCCTGCCACGCAAAACAAAAAGGCCCGCCCGTGTTCGCAGCACGGACGAGCCCAAGGGTGATGGATTCTCTACTCCCCATCACCCCGAAGAATAACACACTTTGGAGGTTTTTACAAGCATGAAAGGTATTCTGATCGAACCGGGCCGCGCCCCGGAACCGGCAAATCTGCCGGACACCCTCTCCGCTATGGAGGCCCGGCTTGGCGGCACGGTGGAGCATTACATCTTCCCGCGCACCCCGGCGGTGCTGTTCTTCCGCACGGCGGGCCAGCCGGTCAACCGTGTGGTGTGCGGCCAGCCCCTGTGCGGCACCATCTTCTGCTATGGCTGGCGTGGCGGCGACATCAAGCCGCTGTCCGGTGCCCTGCTCGCCGAGCTGCTGGACCGTCTGAAGGACACGGAGGTGCGGGTATGATGCCCTCCAAACTGGACGCAGCCGCTGCGCTGGAAAGCATGGACAGCATGGACGCTCTGCAAAGCAAGCCCCTGACCACCGTGCCGGATGAGATGCGCCCGGCGTTTGATTATTCCGGGCTGGATGCACAGACGGTGGATGACCTGCACTTCGCAGAAAAGGAGTACCAGCACGGCAAAAAGCTGGCCGAGCGCGGCCTTGTTCGCATGGGTGATGCCATTGCCATTGCGCATGAAGCGCTGTGCGGAGTTGTCGCAATTTGCGACAACTCGAAGCACGGCAACCGTGGGGATGACACCTTCCGGGCGTGGTGCGTGTCCATCGGCATCACCAAAGATACCGCTTACCGGCTGCTGCAGGTGGCCGCCCTGATGGACCACAGCAGCCCCCGCCAGCAGAAGGTGCTGAAAGAGTTATCTCCGTCTCTGCTGTATGCCGTGGCGAAGCCCAACGCCCCCGCAGAGCTGGTGGCACAGGTCAAGAGCGGTGATATCACAACGCACAAGCAGTATCAGGAAGCCCTTGCCCAGATCAAGGCCGAGAAAGAGCGGGCCGATGCTGCCGAGGCTGAGCGGGACAAGCTGCTGGGTGCCCAGAATCGGGCTGCTTGGGCGGAAAGCCACATCCAAGATGTCGAAGCCCAGCGGGATGCCGCCCTTGCGGATGTTCAGGGCCTGACCGAGCAGAACGCCAAGCTCCAGCAGAGCTACCACGATGCAGACGAGAGCCGCATTGCGGCCAACCTCCAGCGCCAGAAAGCCGAAGCTGAGCGCGACAGGGCCGAAGCCCGCGCCCACAAAGCCGAGGACGCCCTGAAGCATCAGCCCATTACCGCCGTGGTGGACGAGGAAGAGGTGGACCGCCGTGCCGCAGAAAAGGCGTGGGGCCTTGCGGATGCCCGCAACCGGGAATTGCAGGAAGAGAATGACCGCCTGAAAAAGAACAGCGCTCAGCTGGAACGCCGGATGAAGGCCGTGACCAGCCGGATGGACGACCTTGGACAGACCGACTTTGAAACCGCCAATCACTGCCCGGAGGCAATGCTTGCCATCTGGAACAGCTGCAAGGGCAGCTATTCCCGCCTGACGGGTGAGGACCTGGAAAACACCTTTCAGTACATCTGCAACACGCTGAATAGCATCCGGCAGGAAGCCGCATTGCTCTGCCGCCAGCCAGAGGGCTACGACGGAGGTGCCGCCTGATGAACCCGATGTATGACCTTGCCCTGGACGGCTACGGCCCGCCGCTGGAGCCGCCGGATGGTTATTATTTCCTGACCAACGAACAGCAGGCCGCACAGGAAGCGGCGGAACAGGAGAAAGACGAAGATGACGAATGAACTGACTGTCCGGGTAGAGCACCCGGAGCTGCCTGCGATCCGGTGGAACGAGGCCGAGGTGCAGCAGAATCTGACCGAGATGCTGGCCACCTACACCGGGCGGGTGTACACCCCGGAATCCATCAAGGACGCCAAGGCCGACCGGGCCGCCGTCAACAAGTGGGACAAGCAGCTGGGCGACGCTCTGCGGGCCGCGAAGAAGCTCTATACCGACCCGCTGGAAGCCTTTGGCCAGCGCATCAAGGCCATGCAGGCCCAGTGCAAGCAGGTGTCCGGGGCCATTGACCAGCAGG